AACGGTTTTTTTACACATTTGGCGATTTTGCGGGCGCCGGGAAGGCGTATGTATTCATTAAAAACTCTCAGGGTCGATTTTCGAAAATCATTCTAAATTTTAGGAAAAAGGTTATATAGCACCCTCGAAAGCCCTCTGATAATGTTGGTGGGCTAACACATTTGGGTGTTGCTATTAAAGGCTTACTAAATATTAAATTTTTTTAAATATATTTTTACACATTTTGGCAGGCCGGCATCCAATGTCACGGGTTTAAAAAAGACCCAAATATATTTTTGCGAAGTCCTTGACCGCCAATGATGCAAAAAGCACGTTTATAAGCTATACTTATATGTATACTTTACGTAAATATTGTAAGCAACCTAAAAAAATATAAGTACTTGTTACAAATAATCGGACTTTTGGCGTACTTAAAATTTTATTTTTACCCTCTTTCGGCAGTCAGTAATTCGCCAATATATGCTAAAATAATACTTTATATTTTTTGCAACGATTTACCCGGTTGAATTTTTCGCCAAAGATAAGTATATACAAGCCTTAACCCCTACTGTCACAAGGGCTAAAGTTTCGCACTTGACAAGTCACAACTTTTTTGCTATATTAGATATATCTTATTTATTACATATTTGATAAATTATTCCACTTATGTAATTTATATAGGATGTCAAGTGTATTTGTTACACCTGACAAGCCAAATCCCTTTGGCGTAGTCAGGACAAAAGGTTTTGATTTGATTTATTTATATACATTAATTAAATAAAGGAATCATTATCCCGCTGTGCTCGCATCTAAATCGATGCTACCACACAGCGGATGAAACAGACCTAATCTTTAATAACCAATTATAGCTATTAAATTTTTAACAACGTTTAAATGTTTAATAAGCGCTACAAGCATTAAATGCCTGTCAATACTTTTAATGCTTTTTATATCTAATATTGACGTGGGGATACCAACCAAAAGGCAGGGATAATACCCTATTTTTTTATATCTATGTGTGAAATAATTCACAAAGGATAGGGTGGGTTGGAAGTTTACATAAATATATAGTGCATGTTGAAATGTGTGAAAATCGTAGGCTATACCTAAAAAAATATGAAAAGTGCGGTAAAAGCATAAAAAATGTGAGTTTATGCTTGACAGTGGTTTTAAAATATGCTAAAATGGTAATATAAAGGAGGTACACTATGAGTGTAAAAGAGTTATTGTCGTTTGAGGACTGGTATGCGTTGGAGTTCAAGCGTGCGCATAAGTACGCTGAAATCCGTCAGAAGTACCGTAGGTGGCACAAAGGCCGTCAGCTATATGCATTCGACCCTGACTTTATGGGACAACAACGCACACGTTTCTTTGCTTTGGAAGAAAACATTGAAGATTTATACGGAAATATCCGAAGTTTGTCACCAAGTGATTATATTGAAGAGTTGGATTCAGAAAAATTGAGCTTTCCAAGGAGTACCTATAGCCGTCAACGTGCACGTTGGAACTCGTTGTATTGGTTGCAGCAAAGTGCGGTGCATGAAATCAAAGAGGAATACTACAAGTACGCTTTAAATCACGTACGTACGTTTTAATTGAACCTGGAAGGTATAAAAAAATGGATTTAACACATGCCGCTGTGGACTTGTACTATCTGCGTTTGTCACGTAGCAGTTATGAACAGCTAAAAGATGAAATGTTTAAGAATGAAAAAGCCGTATTACACATGCTCTATGAAACAAAAGAAGAACTTGCTGAAGAAACAGAAAAGCTTTCAATTCTTCGCAATGAGCGTACTAAAGCTAAAAATAGAGTAAACTACTTGATTAAAAAAGGCGCATCACAAGAAGAAAAACAAGCCGCTTTAGAAGTTTATCACGGACTGCAAGAAGAAATAATGAAGTCGAAAAAAAATGAACTGCGTATTAAAGGTCATTATAATACCGCTAAGGCTAGGTATAAAGCTTTAGCGGATGACATAAACGAAAAAGAGACTAAAGCTTATATCGATTCTAAAATTAAGGTCCTTAATAAAGCAATCGGTGAGATACAAAACAATGTTGATGTTGAACAAGGGCGGTATGAAGTTGTACACACAACCGGCACATATCACATAACGGTAAACAGCGTAGGCCTTGACGGTGCAAAAACGCATTTATCCGTCACGAGGGTTAAATAATGGAATTAAAACCTTATTATGACATCGTACGGATACTTCATAGCACTGTAAGTAGTGAAGTACAAAATGTATTCCAGTATTATAAAGTGCTATTGTTTTATAAAGAACATGGAAAAAGCACGTCTGGATATAAAGAACTATATGATACTGCAGTTGAGAAATTCTTACAAGATGCACCCGGTCAAGAGGAAGTCATTGAATATTTAAAAGAACTGGCAGAAGAACTATATAAAAAAGAAAATACATTGAGGAAATAGATATGGAAATTGAAAAATTGAAACAACAGCTTGAAGAAAACGATTTTGAAATTGTACATAAAGTATTGTCAGAATTGTTTAAGCAAGCATATGAGGAACTTGGCGGTAAAGAAATGCCGACTATGTATAAACAAGCAATCCAAGATTTTACAGCCTTGGTAGAAAGTAAGATTAAATAATGAGTTACAAAGAAGAAGTAGAGAACTACATGGTTGTTGACTGGGTATGGGATTTACCAGAATACGATGAGGAACGTGATAACGACTTAGCAAACATTGCGGATGCAATGAATGATGATATTTAAATTTATGTAAACTAAAAAGAGGTGATTACCTCTTTTTTTGACGGCTAAAATGGTGTATGGTACAATTGCACAAAAGGTCTTTTTTATGCTTTATAGAGTGCCGCAAGTGCTCATTTTTTCCTCCTTCCAAATACAGCGAATAGTATGCTTACATGGTTTTTCTTTTTTTAAATCTACATTTGCGGCACCGTATAAAACATAAAAAGGAGGAATTATTTTTATGGAATATATTGAAACTGATTTGTTGGTACCACACCCTCTGAATCCAAGAAAAATATCGAGGGCCTCTCTTGATAAACTCAAAGAATCGATCCAGGAGAACCCAACTTATTTTGAGGCAAGACCTATTGTAGCAAGTCTTCAGGATGACGGGAGTTATCTTGTACTAGGTGGTCACCAAAGATTAAAAGCCTCAAAGGAACTGGGGCTTTTTCAGGTACCGGTTAATATTATGACAGGTCTTACTGAAGACCAAGAGCAGGAAATCTTGTTGCGTGACAACCTTTCAAGCGGTAAGACAGATGAAAAGAAATTGCAAGCATTAAATCCTGTCATTGTTCAAAAGGTAGGTCTTGTTAAACCGCCAAAGATTCAAAAACCTAAGGTAGGAACTACAATCACTCTAAGATTATCAGACCATCAATGCGAAGAGCTTGAGTCAATGCAGATAGACCTGACAGGGCAAGGAATACTGGAGGCATTAGGAATTTATGACGACTGATTTATTTGGTAGCGTACTTGACGTTGTACCTGAAAAGGTAAAGAAAGAACGCAAAAAACAAGTTAAGCAAGGTAGGCCTAAAGCTACATTTTCAACACTTCACGAGAATATGCAACAAGCTTTACGTGACAACGGATATACAGGTTCGATTTATAATAACTTAACCTATGACCAAAAAGAGTTAGCACGTCAAGGTGTACCATATGACCCTTTGACAGGAAAACCACGTAACAGAAACAAAGATGCCCAGCTTGGTAATAAGAACGCAAAAGGTCAAGACCCTGACGTTATGCGTGAACTGCAAAAACAAGGCGTTAAAGTACGCCAGCTAAAAAGCAAGATTAAAAAAAATCAGTTATGGTTTGAGAATCAGCGTATTTGCCTACGGGCTTTACAGTCGTTGGACACTGAAACTTTTACAGCTTTGGGTGTTTCATGGGGGTTGTTGAATGTACCTTACAACATGACAGCTGACATGAAGGCGCACGTTATTGCTTTTTATGTAGGTGCACAGGATGCAATATATGATGAGCCGTTAAAGGAAATATATAACAGCCTTTTACCTGAGGACTTCAAGACGAGTATTATAGGACTTGTTGAAAAAGGTGAAATGCCGTCAGTAACTTCAAGTGCCGGTAAAATGGCGTGGCTTGCTATATATGAGGCTCAAGACCCGTCAAATCCTAAACGCTTGCAGGCGCAAGACTGGGTGGCCAATAATGCAGAAGGCAAACTTAAGGATGTGACGGTCACGACTAATAAGCAAGAAGAGCCTGAAAAAGACGAGTTTAGTAGTCTTATGCAGCAGATGCGTGATAAAATATTGTCAAGGCAAGATGTAACGCCTAAACCTGAATTACTGGAGGAAAAACAGGATGATTAATAAAGATAGCTCAACTGGGTATGTTGAGGACATGGTTCGTAGCTTTGTACAGCTGTCAGCTATTGAGGTACACGCTAAAACAGAGCTTGAGCTTGCTGAGACGAATCATAGAGATGCATTGCTCATGTATGATATTGAAATGAACACACCAACGTCTGAAAAGGCCCTTGATGTACAATCTGAAAATCTTGATAATGCAGAGGATGCACTTGAAGACGCTAAGGACTGGGTTATTACTGTTCAAGAATTAAGACGTGAAAGCCAAAGACGGTTACTAGCACATGCTAAAAAGCCTGACATGCACGTATGGTGCCGTATGAAACACATGGCAATGGCAATGTATACTGCTTTTGAAGTATGGCAAGCATCAGAAAACCAAGCAGACTTTGACCATTATATCAATATCAATAATGCTTTTATTGAATCAACTGCAAAATTCCTAGGTATGGATATTGATTCGTGCGCAGCTTGCTTTACTGACGCCTTGAAAGGTATGTAATATGGCAGGAGACAAAAAAAGTCCTTACCAATTAAAACTTGATGAACTTTTAGAATCAGCGAGGGAAGAATTTTGTAAAGCCGAAAAATTCCATTTTGGCTACAAAGTAGCTTTAACTAACTACAAGCGTGTAACAGTTGACAGTCAGGAATACGCTGATGAAATAGCCGAGTATGGATACCTTGTAGCGCTTAAAATACTAGGCGTTAAGCTGAGATACACGCAGGCACTATTTGTTGGGGCTGTAAATCTTAGAGTGTTCCGTAAAATATATTTGCTGATGAGTGTACGTCAGGGTAAAACATTTGGCATGGCTTGTTCAGCACTTATAGAGGCGTATTTATCGCAAGAAATAAATGTTTTCGCATCAGCTAAGCCTAAGACTGATATTTTGATGAGTCAAGCTTGGGATATAGCACTTGGTGATAATGTAGATAAAGATTTCTACAAGAGTTTATTTGATGCGAAAGACAAACGTGAACGTCAAGCAATCAGTTTGGCTCATGACAATATAGGATTCTCAACTCAAGGCTCAATTATTGCAAAGACAACGTCAGGTAATCAGGCAGCAGGTAAAGGTGGGTCAAGTTACATTGATGAATCTGGCGAGATATCAGATGATAACTATAAAAAACTTGGTCGTTATGACTTAGGGCATGATAAAAACGGAAACCCGCTTTATGTTGTTGAATCTTCAAATGCCTATGCGTTAAATCATTTCTACCGAGCTGTAACAAATGAAGACGTTGGAAAAGATGAACTCATTTTATGGGGCGACATACGGGCATCATTTATTGAAGGCGCTTATAGGGGTACTTCATTAAGCATTGACGAATATGAAAAAATGCGAGAATCAGAGCCTAACAAGTTATTTGATATCCTTGTATCAGATATTCAGAAATCAAGCTTTTATGATTTTGACGACATGATAATGGTTAATTACCTGTCAGACTTTGGATACACAAGCGATAATCGATTCTTTAATATAACACCTGAAATTGATGACAGCCCAGCAAGTACCGAGTCAGAATTCTTTGCCGGAGTCGATTTAGCAAGCAAGGGCGTGGATAGAATACCCGTCACGATTCTTGAAAAAGTATCACCTAAGCGCTTGAAAGTTGTAAAGGTAGTTGACGTTAAGCCCGAAAAATGGTCAGACTTTGAAACACCTGACGTGATTAAGAATAGCGTGATTACATTATTGAATCATTACAATGTTAAAGCGGTAGCTATAGACAGGACGGGTGTTGGAGAATTCCTTTTTGATGCTATAGCAGGCTCGAGAGAACTTAAAGCGAAGGCTATAGGCGTTAACTTTGGAGAGAGACCCACAAAGTCAAGGGCGGATAATGAACGCCCAAGACGTACACCCTACTTGCTGTCGGACGAAAACGCAAAGAACGCATATAACAAACGTGTTGAGATGCACCTTGACTTAAAAGAGGCGATTGAATCTAAAATCATAAGCTTTTCAAGTAAGACTTACGACATGGCGAGAGTTGAAATGAACGCCGTTGAATCAGGGGAAGAATCGACTGGCGGAAGATTTACACTTGTAAACAAAACAAAGATTAAAGCAAAAATCGGAAAATCTCCGGATATATTGGACTCAATAGTGTTGGCTTTACATGCATACGTAAGAATTAACAAAATGGATAAGTCAGCATCAGTTAACGCTTATTTAAGCATGATGAGGTAACAAATGAAAGAACAACCAACAGCTAAAACTAAGACGAATTTAAAAGCATTAAATGCCGAAAGGCAGCTAAAAGATTACTCAATCGCTTTAAATAACGGAGAGTTTAATCCGAAAACAAAAATTAAACTCATTGCAGATATCAACAGCGATAAAGATTGTGGACATGGTCCAAACTGTACGTCATGCAATAATGACAAAGAGCACATTAAAAACAAGATTGACATTGAATACATAGAAAAGAATATCCCGTATATACCATACGTAGTGTGGCAACTCATTATGTTCATAGACTATGTTGGGTTTAGAGCTGAATCTGATGAAGATTCTAAAAAGCTTAAAAAATTCATGAGTTCATATAACATTCAAGGTGTATCTAATCATATTGTGTGGTTACAGGCAATGTACCAGATGTTTGTTTATGGTCAGTGCGGATTAAGATTTCTTAGCGAAGAAGATGGACTTATTTTATATAAGAAACCGTTTTATTCTGTATCTGTAGGAGCCTCTACTGAATATCAAACAATAGACATTCCTTTATGGATAAACCTTTTCAGATATCCTCAGTCTGTCAGTGTTGAAAACTTAAACACCGGTGTCGAGTATAAAAACGGCTTGACAATCGAAGAGCAGAAACAAATTATCATTGACGGGTTAGATGAATATTCACAAGAGCTGTTACCAAGCGAAAAGTTTTTGAATCTACGTTTCGACCCTACTCAATTTGAATCTGACAGTCCGCTAAACTTTGAAGGTCAACGTTTAACATTGCTTGCTACTTACTTTCAAGCAGTCATTGACAAATTGAATGAGTCAGGACTTGGTAGAATATTAGGCACTATGCGAGATGACTTTTCAAGTTTTGATAACTTGAACACAGACGATTTAGTAGCCTCAGATGATTCAGCAAGAAAAGAATTTGAGAAGTCGTTAAAAAAAGCACAACAAAAATTTGCCGAGTTGGTAGCGACATCTAAGAGTGACTCAGTTATTATAACGCCTCCGTTTTTAGAAGGCACTCAACGTTTAGAAAATACTAACGAGCCTAAAGATTTCAATGAATTACTTGACATCGCGGGCACTATCGTATCTGAAATTTATTCAGTGCCACCGATTCTTTTAGGTCTTGGTAACTTATCTGATAGAAATATAAGTGTTGCAACCCTTACAGAGCTGTCAGAATCTACAAGTATTAAAGTATTCAGAGACCGTGTTATCAGTCAGCTTAACACATTGCTAAAACCTAACTTAAACATTGGTGAATTCGACTATAATATCATCAAAGAAAAAACATCTGAAGAAACAGCAGAGTATGAAAGCGAAGTTTTAGCTAACGCTCAAGTTCTTTTCGACATCTTTGGTGAGACACAAGGTCGAGATTTAGCTAAGAAATATTTAGCCGATAAAGAAGTTGCACTATAAAATTTAACAATTTATAAATGTTTATTTATAATTTAAGAAGGAGGACAAATTAATTATGAAAATCTCAGATTTAACACCCGAACAACTTCGACAGCTCGCAGAAGAAAAAGAGGCAATCAAGCCAATCTTTGAATCTGAAGAGGTTAAAGTTTATGACACCGCACAGTCAGTAGAAATTGGTAAGTTCAAAGACCCAGATGCCATGGCATTCACGCCAGAATTTGACAGTCAAGGACTTTATGTACCTACACAGACAGATGCCTATATCAATACCGGTTCATTCTTTAAGACACGTGTTTATAAAGCATCTGCAAAGTTGTTGCAGGTAGTTATTGACCCGTTGGCACTTGAAGGGTATGATTCAGGAACTTTGCTTTTGCATGACGTAAACGCATATGAGTTTGACCTTGATACAAATGGTAAAATCAAGGGTGCTCCAAGACGTACAATAGTATCAGTTCAAGATTTCTTGCGTAATTTCTCATTGAATCTCACTGAGACTCCGCAAGGTCTTGAAATGGCAGTTGAGTTGCATAAAAAAATATCTTTGACAAAACCAGAAGAAGTTAAGCAAGACTTCGGGTTTTCTATTTAAGGAGCTTAAATGACGGACGAACAGTTATTTTATGAAACATTAAAACAGTTTCAAGATGAATCTTATAACAATGAAGATACGTCCGAAACGAAAGAGTCTTTACTGCTTTTGTTAATTATTTTATGGAGACAAAAGGGTAAAGATTACTTTGATACGCTACCTAATACAGTAACAGGTATTTTAGATGACGACTTTAAGCTACCTTTGCCTAATCAATCTGAAAGCTTTAATCAATATAGAGAGCAGTTTTCAGAAGTACTTGACGGATACAAGGATAGAATACAGTCAGGTAAAGAAGACGGTAAAGAGCTTGAGGACTTTGATTATCAAACAGACAGAATAGATGAGACTGAATCAAAGAGAATTGAGCAGCTATCGGCTATCGAAGTCGCAAAGGATATCAATGAATACGCTGAAAAAAACGGTGTAACAATTGATATTGAGAAAACTTGGCGGGCGCATTTAGACAGAAATACGTGTCCTATGTGCGCAAGCCTTAATGGAATGGTAACAAATATCTATGATGCATTTATAGTTGACGGTCAAGAGTTCGACTTTGACGAGTTCCACTTTACTTATGATTACTATGATTCGTACTCAGCGAATGCACACCCGAATTGTAGATGCACAATAGAAATTAAATATATTACAAAATAGAAAGGGGCTATACATGGCTCAAATCACAATTCCAACTGTTGAATACACCGCTGTTGCAACTTCTGCATCTGGAACTACAACTACTTACACAGGTGCTCCTGCGCTAAGCCTTATCTCGGCGATGGACGACCGTGTAGCGAAAGACGATGCCGTCAAAGTAGCTAATGATGATAACGGATTTGACTACCTTAATCTAGAAGGTGGTTGCATCTGTTCGGTAACGGCTACACCTTCTGTATCTGAAGTAACAGTAGAAGATAACTCAATCCCATTGACCGATTGTTGCATTGATGTACCTTCTGACTCTTCATCTGAATCTGAAACAGACGCTTAATAAAGGGGGTTTAACAAATGGTTAAACACCTCACCAAGTCTGAGTGGCTTGATACGTACTATGGACGTAACAAAAAAGTACCACTTAGTCAAACAGAATTTGTAGACGCTAACGGTAAATCGTTGGCAGTTTCAAAAGACGAAGATGTTCAAACTCTTTCCGAAACAAGCACTGTTAAAGAAATTAAGAAAGTGCTTAAAGATGATGGAGTAGAGTTCAAATCAAGCGCTAGTAAAGCTGAGTTGTTAGAATTGGCTGGTGTAAAATGAAATTTATTTTAAACCCTGACATTGCTAAGCTAAATATTGCTTTACCTTTGCGTAAGACTTTGTATTCAGGTACAGGGTTACAGCGTAAAAGTAAAGTCGTGACATTTAACCTTGGCGTGACTTATGATTCTGATGACTACGCAGAATTCGCCTACTTTCAGCAAGATATCCCTCGATTAATGACACCGACTGTCACGATTGCGGGCACGCAAAATTCTGTTAAAATGGACTTACAAAAATCAAACCCGACAGGTAAATTTGAGTTTTGCGGTTCTTGTGGAAAATGGAAAATCAGGATTCCTATGTTTAAGGAGGTTGAGTAATGGCGACACTAATTGCTTACGGAGATGTAATTGACGATTCAATCGCTGAATACTATGATGAAAATGAGTCGTTTATCTCACCTTCACTTGTAAAAGACTTTTTAGACTCACATAAGGGAGAAAAGGTTAAAATTGAGCTTTCAACTGGTGGCGGGTCAGTAAATGCTGGCGCCCAGATCTATCATGAAATGCAAAAGTTTGACGGTGAGATTACGGTTATTATGGTTGGTGTTGTCGCATCTATCGGTACCGTTATAGCGTTAGCGGGAGATAAATTGCTTGCTACGCCACTAACTCGCTTTATGATTCATAATGCATTTGTTGAAGGTATGGTTTCAGGTGGTAAAAAAGAGCTTGAAAACCTATCAGAATTCCTTGACATAACAGACGGTCAAATCTCAGATATTTATGCATCTAAATCTAACTTATCTAAGAATGAGTTAGAAGAAATGATGAATAATGAGACTTGGCTTGACACTAAACAGCTTGAAGAGTTTGGATTCCTTGACGGTGTACTTACAAGCCGTCAGGAACATATGCTTGCAAGCAACTCAATTAATAAGAAAGGGCGCTTTTCAAGCGTTAAAACGGTAACAATGAGCAAATCAAAACAAAACTTGCTTAATCGTGTATCAGCTATTCTTAATAAAGTTGAAACAAAAGAAGTAGAAGTACAAGAACAAGAAGATGTTGAAGTGCCTACTGTTAAAGTTGAAACTGAAAAAGAGGAAGTAGCTGAAGAAGTAACATCTGAAGTTGCAGAAGAGGTTACTGAAGAAGTAACAGCTGAAGTTGCAGAAGAGGTTACTGAAGAAGTAACAGCTGAAGTTACTGAAGAATCTAAAGCGCTTGAACAAGTACTGGCTAAACTTGAATCAATCTCAGAGGTATTGAATGCCCATGAAGAAACATTGACAGCGGTTGTACCTGTACTTGAAAAACTTGATTCTGAAGTAGCTGAAACTAAATCAACTATGAACAGCTTTAAAAATGTTGCAAAAGCAAGCATTGCTAAACCAAAAGCAACAGAAAAAGTTGTTAAAGCTGATTCACCTTACAACGTAAATTTATAATAGGAGGCTTAGATGGCTGAAAATATTACATCTACAACTGTAAACTTGAACGAGCTTGCAGTATCAAACGCATTTAAAGGATATGGAACTGATAACTCTAACGTAGTACCTGAAAACACACCTTATACAGCATCTATCGGTTGGATGGATGCGTTGGCATCTGGTGCGGCTGCCCGACGTGTTAAATCAGTTCTTGAATACAAAGAAGACTGCACTACGGGTGACGGTTACATTGTTATCGGTAAAGAGGCGTACACTACATTACCAGAGGATACTGGAGGAGCTTGTTGTTACCGCCCGTCTCTTGAAATGGAGGCTAAACAATACTTGGCTAAACCCGCTCGCATCTGTATGGAACGCTGCTATACAGAGGATGAACTTGACACATTGAAAGACCGTAAAGTTTTACCGATTGATGCAAACCCGTTGGCATTGACAGGTACTAACTGGTATGAACGTGATATCCAAGAATTCTCTAATCTCGCTACAATGTTTTTGGAACGCACTGTAGCACTTGGTCAAAAAGACATCTCAGCACCTTTGCTCCGCCCATTCCCAGGATTGCTTGATGTTATCAACAAAGAATCTACAATCACTCTTGACGGTTCAAACTTGTTGTCAACTATCAAAACTATTGATTGTACTGATTCATTCGTACAAGGGGATTGGTTGGTACTTGGTAACGCTATCGGTATTAAAGCATTCAACCAAGCAATGGCTACATTCAGTGAAAAAGCTGGCTACACTCCTGGATTTAAATATCAAACACAAGAGTTCAAATCAGCTATCTTCTCCCTTGAATCTATGACTACTGAACTTTGGATTCTTGACTTGAACAAAGTAGGTCTTATCCTTGACGGTGCTCCAACATTCAACTTGAATGAATTGACTGCTCGTGAAACTTACTCAGATTCAGACCCTTGTTACCAAGTATGCGTTCAATTCAAACGCCGTGGATTCGTATTTTCAACTGGTCTTAACTCAGTATTCCGTGTTCAAAACGTAGGCGTAGGCGTTGACTGTGCATCTGTTATCGGACGATTCGCACCATTGGCTAACCAATTCACGCTTATTCCTTCATTCGAAAACGAAGCTTAATAATAGAAACGAGGGGCGTATATGATACCTGATGAAATTAAACAACAGGTCTTGGTATCGTGCCCTTGTTTTTCTGAAACAGAAAACATAGATAGCATGATATCGCAACTCATCTCATTGCTTTCATCAAGCATGTGCTGGGGTGACGGACTTTGCCCGACTTTCTTAAAAAGCTTACGTACTGACACTATTACTTACTCGCCGTCATGTTTTTGTGGCAGGTGTAAGTCTTGTTCAGAACAGTATTTATCATTCCCTTTGAAGTATTATCATAAAGATGCTATCACTGAGATTGAATCAGTTAGGTTAATTAAATATGAAGGTCTTACAGAGACAGAAATTCCACTGGAGTCAACAGATTATGCTGTAAGAAAAGGGGCGTTAATCATTGATACCTCTAAAATACCTAGCAATTGTTGCACCTGCTCATGCATTGAGTATGAGTTGGTAGTTGATTATCAGAGCGGTTTTGATGAATTACCTGATTGTCTACTACCTGTATTTTGTGACTTGCTAGTCACGATAAGTTTATCTGTAACAGGTTGTGGGTCTCTTGAAGAGTGCTGCATAATGGATAAGCCTAAGGCGTATTCATATCTTAAACAAAAAACGATTCAAGGAATGGTGAGTTACAGTTGGGGTATTGACACTGATAATGTTTCATATTTGTATGACAAGTTACTCGGTACGTCTAAGCTTAAACTACTCGCATCTATGAGTCTTTGTAAACGTTATAACTACACGCCTATAAATACAGTGAGGTGGCAATAATGAATGTGAAATTTAATGGCACACGTGCCAAAGTTATTACAAGAGCTACTTGCTCGGCTTGTGGTAAGCGTGGGGATAAAGTAGAGGAAAAGTTTCAGTCTAAGTATGATATCCTATTACCGGGATCTGGTGATTTAAAAACATTTTTTAGAAACATGATATATCCTGTTTCTGAATCAGACGGTGAATATCTTTTGTCACTTACTTATGAAGACCATGGCGAGGTTAAACATCTTTTTGAGGAGGTTTAACTTATGATAAAGCTAAGATTCAATGGGGTTTATGACGTTGATACAACACTTATGAATTGTTGCGATTGTGGCGTATCATATACCTTCGTTAGAACACAACGCTACACGCTACCAAGCGGCATAAGTAAAACTTTTAGAGTAGGAGACCCTGTGACGGTTAACACAGTTGATGCTCAATATTTGTTAGCGCAACGCACAGAGTGGAACGGTCACATGAGACCAGTATTTGATTATATACCATAGGAGGTACTCATGAGACAAGATATAACTATTGTGCGTAAGGACGAAGAATATAACAGATTCGGTGAACTTGTTAACCCGTTTGAGTGGAAAGTCATTTTTCAATGTAAATGCGCTTACGTTGCGCCGGTTGTTAAATCGGGTGGTAAGAGTGACATTGTCACATTGTTTGATGCCTTTGAGGGTACTAAGCAATATATACAAGTAGTTGTAGAAACATGTGCCTGCAAATGCTATGATATCTGTAGCACAGATATATGGGCGGGTGACTACTTGTACACTCAAAATAAGTATTGGAAAATATTAGGGGTAACACCTGTCAATGACTGTGGGTGCTGGTATATTAGGATATACGCTGAAAGGCTTGAGCCGCGTGAAACGCATAAAAAACTTATTGAATGCGTATCATGTTTTGATGTGGAGGCATGTGACCTATGAGTTTTGCAGGAAAGTTTAAATCAAGTACCCTTCCGAAAATAGAACGTGGTATGAACTACTTTGCACGTGACGTAAGAGATAGAGCAAGCTCACATAATAGAACACCCGGTATTACAGACACATGGAATAGGTCTTTAAGGGTTTATCCGACAGGAGCTAAAAAAATCGTCATAGGTGTTTCTATATCGGCACTTAGAGCAAATCCTAAGTTCAAATCAGGTGAACCAGACGGCAACTATACTGAGTATGTGTTGTCCGGAGGTAAATACAAGGTTAGAACGAAAGACGGTGGTAGAAAAATAATCAACGTTACAGGTAACCCTGAGTCTATTGGAACTTATACATCAGGAATGGAAATTAAGGACTACGTATTATGACAACAAACTATACTTATTATGGGCTTGAAATCTTTAATACGATTAAAAGAGCCCTTGATTCACATGTTGGTAGAGAATTGCTTGACTTACTATTGCCTATTTGTGACGAAAACTCGGAAGATAATGAGGTAAGGTATTGTGATTATGATAAAGAATTTGTTAAGCATTTCAGCTTAGGGGCTTTTTATCAAGAACAGATAGGAGCGGATTTGCCTCTTGTGCTTGTTGATATAACAGACACCGGAGGAGATACATGCTTACCTATCTACACACTCACGTTTACAGTTTACTTTTCAACAATACCACCTGCTGACTGTTCGGAGTTAGTTAGGCAAATAGGAAACAGTCCTGAGCATATGCTTGAGTACCAAAGAGCTGTTATAAACGCTATTCTCGGTTTGCTTGACTGTTACGATTATTACGGCATTGGTATAGATGACAAGATACACTTTGAAACTAGGCAAGAAGTACGAGCAGGTGGTTTGATGAGTGATGAAGAAATCATGGCTTTCACACTTGACGTACCAATTAATATTTTAGGAAAATGCTGAGGAGGCATAATGGCAGAAGAAATTAAAGAAGAAGTTAAAGCACCGGCTAAAAAAGCGGTAGCTAAAACTGAAAAGAAAGAAGAAGGAATGACACCTGAAAAATGGGATAAATTTCTTCAAACAGAAGTAGCCTTTGCTAATACTGCGGGGCTTACTAAAAACATCCGTGAACACGTTAAGCGTGTACAAGAAGCGGTGCAACAAGGAAAGGCTGGTAAATAATGGCAAAACAATGTTCTACACAAGCTGACGTTAAACTTTTAGCTGTTAACGCACAATCACGGTCAACTCGAATTAGAGTACAACACGCTAAACCTATCTTTGCATGTTATAATATTAGAGCTGATAAATTCTACTCTATCGATTCTCAATACACGTTTAATGCACTTCAGCGCATTCATGACTTGTTGAACTGCCGTGACGGGTTCTGTATTCCACGTGGAGTATTGAATATTACAGCATCCGGTGGGGAGGTTGTTTATAAAGTTACTATCCCTGTTAAAGACTTCGGTGCAGGAGTTATCACATTTAACACTTTCGTAACTAATCTTAATACAGGAGTACCTGTTAATCTTAATGTTAGAATCTCAAATGATGAAACTTTCGAAAATTATACTGAATACTCAGCGTATTCAGGCAACCCTGGTACAAATGAGTTTTCAGCACAAGCTGACCTTTCAAAACCAATTGAAGTAGAGGGCAATGGTTGGGAAAAAACACCTAACGCGCCAACCTACATTATGATTGTTAATAATACACCTGCTTCAGCAGGTGTTGGAATCGGTAACATTCAATTGTTTGGTAGCCGTGATGTGTTTGAGCAAAATGTTACAGGTATCATCTCTTGTCCGTCAGAGGTTGAGTTTAACACTAACTTCGATTTGACAGATGATGCGTGTTTAGGACAACGTCCAGACCCAACTTCTACAGAGGTTTCAGGAAGTATCACAGCGACATACATTGACCCTGTACTTTTTGAAACTTACGCAACACTTGATAAATCCGAAGACACCGAGTACTTCGACTTTGTAGATATCTCAGAAACTGTTCAAGATGGAAAAATTGAACTCCCAGACTTCTCAACAGAGGCTTGCGGTGGTATTGCGGCTTATCTTGATGACTGTAACGCCGACGAAGGACGTTTGACTTACTCTTCACTACGTAACGCTCAATCAGGATACACTTTCACAGTAACGGAAGATTTAACTACTGGTGTACACTACGCAAACTTTGATTCATCTCTTGAAGGTGAACAAATTACAGTGACATATCCAAAAGTTATTGAAGCTGATGTATTTGATATTGTTGGTGACGTAGAAGATAAAAACTACGCTATTATCACAATCCCAGTTGATTATACAAACGGCTACCGTCGACTTATTGAAATCTACGGATACTTTACTGAAATTCCATTTGGATACTCAACTTCAGAACTTACTGAATTTGAATTATCATTCACAGCTATTAAACGTAACGGTAAATACGGTCACTTTATCATTGATAAATCACAACCAGCTAACGCTTACGTCGGTGCAACATATAGCTAAGATAATCAAACACCCAGTCAATAGAGGGTGTTTTTTTTATGTACGATTACGTACAATTGACATCGTACGTACTTGACACTTACTGTCACAAGGGATAAGAGGGTGTACGTACGATTTATTATAGAATTTGAACTTACTACTTTATCTTTATTATATATAGGGAAACCTATTTTTTCGTACATTGTACCTTTGACAGTCAATAAACGGCTCAACCAGGGGCTTAATCAACGTACGATTGGTTTTGTACGTTATCGTACGTAAACGTACAAATGGCTTAACAACGGGCTTTATCAACGTACGGTGGGTTTTGTACGTTAACCGAAATCATAGACTTAAATACGCTATTTGGATATAATGATTTTAGAAACATAATTAAGGAGAATAAAAAATGGTTTCATTGAATGATTTAAAAAACAAAGAAGATGTAATCGGAATTGACGGTGCAAATGAATTGCAGGAAAAATTTGTTGATGCAATCGAAGAAAAAGACACTATGCCTTATCCACAAATTGACGGTAACGGAAAATTAGAAGTTATCGGAGATGCAAATAAGATTAAGGCGCCTGAAAAACTATACTATTTGACTTTACCATTAAGTAAAGAAGAATTCACAGAGGAACAAGCAAAGGGAATTGCGTATGACGGTCAAGTAAAAGAATTTGGTGACGAGTACATTGTATCAATCGCAAGCACTTTGCAAAAGGTGACAGCTAGCCAGCGTGAGCCGTTTGAGTTTGTAATCCGTGACATTCTTAAATATTTCTACGAATATGATGAAAACAACAAGATTCAATTTATCAATGATCCAGAAAAACAAGACTACTCACTGAGAGCTTTATCGCAAGACAAAGCCGCAATGCTGTCACTTCGTGAGGCGGTAGGCGTAATACTAGGTTTTGATAAAGATATTACAGACAAAGTACTTAGAAACTCATTGATTGTCACAATGGCGGAGATTATGGTTGACCGCCCTGACTTATTTGCGCCTATTGACTCAAATTTAGGATAACAGCCAACAGTCTTGTTGCAAAGAAAGCAAACTCGACAAAGATTGAGTATAATGCTAAGCAAGGCTTTTGGCTGAATATCTGTTATGATGTTGCGGTAGAATTCCATTTGAAACCATCAGATGTGTTTTATACATGGGAGAGTTGTGAGGTACTAGTTACTTACGGTATTCTCATGAACAGAATAAGTGTACAAAATTTTGTAGCTTATGAAGATTCTAAAAGAGATAAACCGAAACCGCCGGGTGACAAATACTTTGTTAAATTCATTGACCCTAAATCGCAAGAAAGGATAGCAAATGGCGGATTATGATGAACGTTATAAGCTAACAATCGAACTTGACGGGGATGAGGTAGTTACCTCAAAACTCACAGAGATTGATAGGTTAGCAAAAAAACTTGATGCCGAAAAAATTAAAATTAAGATAGACCTTACCGGAGAGTCTCAAGCTAAGGCTAACATATCAGCCATATCTAAGCAAGTAGCAGCTTTAGATTCTGACAATGTAAATATTAAAGTAGACGTTGACGGTGCAAATTCTTCAATTTCTGAGCTTAAAACACTGTCAACATATGCTAACGCTCTAGATAGTAAGAAAGTTGATATTAAAGCTAACGTATCTGGAGCCTCAACAGTTGCAAGCAACCTTAAAAATATATCAGCTTCTGCTGACGAGCTAAGCAGAAAAGGCGCGGCTATTACTCGATTAAGTAATATGACTAACTTGGTCGGTACATCGCTAAACAATGCTGGTAAAGGATTAGCGACAATAGGCGGGGTAGGACTTGGAGCTGTAGCTACAGGGTTAGCCGGTGCAGCAGCAAGTGCCATATCGTACTCTTCTGAAATTGAGAGCGCAAACGCATCACTTAAGGCGCAAGGTGCCTCAGCAAAGGACTTGGCGGAAACACAAGCGCAAATACAAAAATTTGCTAACATATCTGCGTTTGGCGTATCAGACTTGACCAGTGCTACTACGGACATTAATGCATACATTGGAAATCTTAAAACGGCTGAAAAAACAGCCGAGGTTTTTGGTGTATCCTTGCAAGCCTCAGGTAAGTCAGCTCAAGACTTATCAACGGTTGCCGTCAACCTAGGTCAGTTAGCTTCTGGCTCATTCACAAAAGCCGACTTTAATCAGCTGATTAAAGGTGTTCCCGCTATGGCGCAAGCCCTACGTGAAGACGGAATAAAGTCTTGGGAGGACTTTAACAAGGCACTAGGTGATAACCCAGCCACTACTGAGATTGAAAGGACTAGTAACGCTCTTGATTTAGTTACTAACTCACTTGACAGGTACAACACTAAAACAAGCGCACTTGAAGAATCTATGAAACCTTTGTCCGCTAAGTTCGACAATATGAAGGGCGTGTTCACGGACCAAGTAAACAGTGTTCTTAAATCGTCGGGGGCATATGATAAGCTTGGCAATATTCTTGATTCTGTCATAAAACGGATACCTGAATTGATGCCTTACGTTGAACAATTTGCAGACTTCTTAGGAAACGTCTTTGACAATATCAATAACTGGGTTAAGACGGTTGACATTGGTAAAATGGTAGATTCATTTAAAACAGGCTTTCAAACTGCAAAAGATGCTATCTCATCATTTATAAACTTCTTTAAATCACTTCCTGTTATAGGAGACTTAATAAAAGGTATAACTGACGGAGGCGCCGAGAATATAGGTGCGGCTTTAGGAAATATGTTCAGCAAAGGTTTATCTATGGTTAAACTTGGTACTGGCGCTATAATAGCGGGTAAGATATCAAGTTTAATTGGCGGTGCTATATCTCTTGCAGCCAATCTCATAAAGGGTGGCGGTACTATTGGTAATCTGTTTACAAATTTATTTTCAGGCGCTAGTGTTAAATCCATTTCCACACCCGGACTAAGTACAGCAGTAAGTAGTTCAATAAGCTCAGCTATATCAGGAATAAACATATCAAGTATTGATACGAGCGGAGCTAAAGCTAAAGTTAAGACATCCGCCTCAAAAGCTGTATCTGAAATCGTGGATGACGTACCAGCAGTTATGACGGAGGCTGCTGAAACGGCAGGCTCTTCTGCCGGTAGTACCGCTTCTAAGTTCTCGTCTATCGGTTCTAAAATCGGTAGCGTACTTGGTAAAGCTTCAATGGTAGCATTGGCAGCAGGTATCGGTATAGGTATTGCCGGATGGGGTATTGGTAAAGCTGCAGAGGGTATCGGTAAGATGAAAGCTACCGTTCTAAAAGCAACAGGTGACGTTATAAAAGAGGTTACAAACGTATTCAATGACGGTGATATTTCACAAATAAATGAGGCCGATTTAGCGAACTACAAAGCTAAGTTTGAAAAGATTGGTGAAACGATTGGCAATATGGCTGAGTCTATTATTCAGTCACTATCTGAATCAATGAATCTAGGCTCTCTAGGCGGTGAAAAAGGCGGAGATAAACTCGCGACTATTAAGCAGTCAATGACAAACATTAAAACAACCGTGTCAGGAGTAAAAGATATTATCACGGACTTTAACGAAATATCAAATGAGCTTAATACATTGAGCACAAACCCTAATGCGACAAGCTTAGCAAGCACACCTACCGGTCCTCAGCTTGACGGCACTTCATCGACCGGTATAGAAGCCACAGTTAAAAGTCTATCTACTAAGATTCAAAGCATCGCTACAACTATACAAAACTCATTTAATGACGACATTTTAGGTAAAATCGGCGAGGCTAAGACAAACATAGCTAGCTTTAAATCATCTGTAACTTCAATGCTAGCTGCTATCACGGAACTTAATGAACTCGCAACTACAGAATTATCTAGTTACTATAATGCCGACCAAACTTCCGCCGGTCCACAGTTAGGCAACGCACTAACGGACGGTATCTCATCTAAACTTAGCGGTGGTGACATATCTACCGCATTTAAAGCGACAGTCGATAAAATTCGTGAAATCGCATCCTACATTTCATCTAATCTTTCAGGTGACTTGCTAGGTCAAATTAAAACTGCACAGTCAAACTTATCAGCATTTAAAGGGGCTGTTACAAACCTTAAAAATGCTATTACTGAAGTAAACTCTCTTGTCGGCGTACAGTTAAGCGCTGATGCTATGGGCTCTATGACTGGCGTTACAACATCAGCAGGAGGTGCAATGGAGGGCGGTACTCCGGCAACATCAGATAGCGGTACCAGTCTTATGGCTCAGATTGACAGAATAGCAGAAATTGCAACTCAGATATCAAGCAAAATAGGCTCACTTCCTGATATGAGCGGTGTACCAGCTAAGGCTACTCAAATAACAGATGCCGTCACGGCTATTAAAACAGCATTTGGTTCGTTGAATGGGGCGGAATCGGCACCCGCTACTGGCTCAACAGGTGGCGCC